GGTCTACGAGCCTGTGTTCACAGCGCAGGCTGGAGGTGAAGCCTAATGGCTGACGAAAGAAGCTCCAAAATTGCCATTGGCGGTGCAGAGTATGAGATGCTCCTCACCACAAAGGCGACGAAGGAAATCGCTGGGCGCTACGGCGGGCTTTCCAATCTTGGCGAAAAGCTGATGAAAAGCGAGAATTTCGAGATGGCTCTTGATGAAATCGTATGGCTTATTACACTCCTCGCCAATCAGTCGGTGCTGGTACACAATCTGAAAAATCCCGCCAAAAAGCGCGAGCTGCTCACAGAGGAAGCTGTCGAACTACTCACTTCGCCCTTTGAGCTTTCGGATTATAAAAATGCCATCATGGACGCGATGTATAAAGGAACGAAGCGAAATGTGGAAAGTGAGGATGAACCCTCAAAAAACGTGTCGGTCGGGTAAGTGATGAAGAATTGTTTGCCCGGCTGATTTTTTATGGAACAACCCTGCTCGGTCGGGCGGAGTCCGAAGTGTGGCTGATGCCGATCGGACATCTGCTCGACCAGTGGGAGGTGTACAAGCAGTTTAACGGCTTGGCAAAGGCCAAACGCGAGTATTACATTGATGAAATCATACCAAACGGCATATGACATACATTTGTACGAACAAATAACAATTAGTTCGCCCAAATGTATTGACAAAGGTGCGGAATCGTGATACATTTATTTCACGAGGTGATTGCGATGAATATTAATATTGAGACTTTACTTCCACTCGAGAAGCTCCAACAGACGCCAGACGAGATTTTGAAAGTGGTGGATAAGTACGGACAGGTTGTGCTGCTCAAAGACAACGCCCCCTTGTACGTTATCATGCAGGCTCAGTTGGCTGTTGAGACTGAGAAGAGGAAAGCGGATGCCCTCAAGGAGAATCCCATTCCAGATCCGATTACTCCAACCACAACTTCGCTCACCCTGCAGGAAGCGATGCGTATTGTTTTAAGTGAAGCCGAGGGGCACCAAATGCATGCGTCAGAACTTGCTGATGCCGTTTATGAACGCGGATTGTATGTCCAAAAAAATGGTGAAAAAGCAAAATACAATCAGATGCGGGCAAGGTGTGGTCACTATCCTGAAATGTTCGAGGCAATGAAAGGCAATTTTATCCGCTTGCGTACCGAAAAAGATTAAGGAGGTAAACAGCTATATGGCGACCTATAAAGAAATCCAAGAGTTCATTCAGAAAAAATATGGGTACTGCGTGAAGACCTGCTGGATAGCTCACATGAAAGAGGTTTGCGGATTGCCTGTGAAAATGGCGAATAACCGCTATTCGCCAGATAGCCGTACTCATCCATGCCCGGTTGAAAAGCAAGCGGCTATACGTAAAGCGTTTGAGTATTTTCATATGATATAACCTAATATTTGCCCATTTTACTGGCACTCCGAAAGGGGTGCCTTTTTCATGCCCATTTTCAGGAGGTGAGACGGCATGGCAGACAATTTCGGCTTGAAGATTGGAGTCGAGGGTGAAAAGGAGTTTAAAAAGGCGCTCTCCGACATCAACCAATCGTTTAAGGTCCTCGGCTCGGAGATGAAGCTGGTCGAGTCCGAATTCGGCAAAAACGAAAACAGCGTCCAGTCCCTCACCTCCAAAAATGAGGTTCTGACCAAACAAATCGACGCCCAGAAAGATAAAATCGAAACGCTCCGCAAAGCGCTGGAAAACGCCTCCGACTCCTTTGGCGAGAACGACCGCCGCACACAGCAGTGGGCGGTGCAGCTGAATAACGCGCAGGCGGAACTCAATGGCATGGAGCGCGAACTGAAGGACAACGAAAAGGCTCTGGACAATGTGGCCGACAATTTTGACGATGCCGAGAAGCAAGCCGACCAATTCGGAGACGAGCTTGAAAAAACGGGCAAGGAAGCCGATTCCTCCGGCAGCAAGTTTGAAAAGCTCGGTTCGGTTGTCAAAGGTATCGGTGCTGCGATGGGTGCGGCTTTTGTTGCTGTTGGTGCAGCTGCTATAAGCGCAGGCAAAGCTCTGGTCGATATGACCGTGGAAGCCGCCGCTTACGCGGATGAAATGCTGACCCAGTCCACCGTGACAGGTATGTCGGTTGAGAGTTTGCAGGCATATAGTTATGCCGCAGACCTCGTGGATGTTTCTCTGGATACGCTTACAGGCTCGATGGCCAAGAACGTTAAATCGATGTCGAGCGCGGCGGACGGCTCCGCAAAATATGCCGACGCGTACGCGCGGCTTGGCGTGTCGGTTACCGATGCCAATGGCAATCTTCGCGACAGCGAGGACGTTTACTGGGAGGTCATTGATGCGCTCGGAGGTGTGTCCAATGAAACGGAGCGTGACGCGCTCGCCATGCAGCTCTTCGGCAAGAGTGCGCAGGACTTGAATCCTCTTATCGCCCAAGGCAGCGAGGGCATCGCCGCGCTGACCGAGGAAGCGAAACGCATGGGCGCTGTTCTCAGTGAGGAGAGCATCGAAAAACTCGGTGCCTTTGATGATTCCGTTCAGCGGCTGAAGCAAGGCTCGGAAGCTGCCAAGCGCGTCATGGGTACGGTACTCCTTCCGCAGCTTCAGACGCTTGCGGACGAGGGAACCACACTTCTCGGCGATTTCACCTCCGGCTTGGTGGACGCCGGGGACGATTTTGACAAGATAAGCGAGGTCATCGGCAATACAGTCGGCGGTCTTGCCGACATGATTATGGAGCATCTCCCCAAAATCATACAGGTCGGCATGGACATCGTCATGGCTATTGTAAATGCGATTGTAGAAAATCTACCAACCATCGTGGAGTGCGCATCCTCTATCGTCATGACTCTGCTCGAAGGCTTGATTGAGGCTCTGCCCGCTATCACGGAAGGTGCTCTGCAGCTTGTCCTTACACTGGTTCAAGGTATCATCGACAATCTGCCCGCCATTATTGAAGCCGCGATTCAGATGATAGTCACGCTGGCGTTGGGTATTGCGGAAGCGCTTCCGGAACTGATTCCTTCCATCGTCGAGGCAATCCTCCTGATTGTTCAGGTGCTGCTCGACAATATGGATAAAATCCTTGAAGCCGCCTTTGCCATTATAAAGGGGCTGGCGGAGGGGGTGCTGAACGCCCTGCCCGAACTGATCGACGCGCTGCCCGAAATCATAACGACCATAATAGATTTTATTACAGACAACCTTCCTGAAATTATAGAAATGGGCATCGAGCTCACCGTTCAGCTTGCCGCCGGACTGATTCAAGCCATTCCGCAGCTTGTGGCTAAAATACCGGAGATCATCGCGGCTATCGTGACAGGCCTTGGGAAAGCGGTCGGCGCTGTGTTTGAAATCGGCAAGAACATCGTGACAGGCCTATGGGAAGGCATCAAGTCTCTCGGTTCATGGATAGCAGATAAGGTTTCTGGCTTTTTCTCCGGTATTGTTGACGGAGCGAAAAGTCTGTTGGGAATCAACTCGCCATCAAAGGTGTTTGCCGGAATCGGTGAAAACATGGGTCTTGGTATCGGCGAGGGCTTCACCGACGCCATGAAGGGCGTTGAAAAAGACATTACAAATGCAATCCCCACTGACTTTGACCTTGATATGAATACAGGTATTAACAAAGTGATGAACGACACCTCGCTCGATGTGAAGAAAACCGTGGAACATACGGGCATTATCCGGGTTGAGGGCGTCAATTCCGCCGGTGAAATGACCTCGGTCGTAGACATCATCATTGACAGGCTCAGACAGGAGGTGCGCGTATGAGTTATCTAAAAAATACAGAGACAAGTGAAATCATCACGCACTTTGTCAGCTTCCGAAAAACGCAGGAGATCATCCGAACGGTGCAGACTGCCCTTGACGGAACGGAATATCTGACCCGTTTCGGTTCGCCGACCGTGCATTATGAGCTGACTCTCTATGTTAATGAAGCAGAGAAAGCCGCGCTGATGGAAGCCGAGGATAGCGTTCCGCTGCTTGAGTGCTCGGTAAAACAGGGCGTTTTTAGCGGAAGAATTACTGACCTCAGCGACTTTGATTATCAAGCGGCTGGCTGGTATAAGGTCACAGCCACCCTTGCGGCGGTAAGCGAGGTGAGCGACCCATGAGAAGCATACCAACGGCGCTGAAAGAAAAACTTGCTAACCGCTTCAAGGTAGAAAACACGGACAGCTTAGCAAAACTCCGTGTGGTAGCCACACAGACCTCCGTCAATTCACTGCTCTCTGAGCCGATTCACGAAGATATTGCTTCCGCTTTCGGAGATGTGGCTGTGCGCCAGACTGCTGGAGAATCCGATTTATCTCTTGCTTATGCCATCTGTCTGGACTATGGTGTCGCAGAGATATATAAACGGAAGTTCCCGGCTGGCTTAGAGTATCCGTGGGAGCACCAGTGGGCACTTGGCACGGCGACTGATGTGGCGATTGAGTTTAACGGCGTGTGGAAAATGAACGCCGAAAAGGAATGGTATTACCTTCAAACAGAGGAATACCCTTATGTTTTTTATGTTCGGAACGGCGATCTGTATGTTCAGGTCTGGCGTGACAGTGATAATGCCGCACTTCTTGCTACCGACGTTTCGCAGATATCCGCCTGCAAGGGCTGGCAGTCCAGCGTTGAACCGGACCTTGACCAAGGCTTGATTATTGGATATCTCAAAAACGGATCGGTATATTACCGTGCGCTCTGCTGTCAGGAGAACGGCTCTTATGTCTGGGAAGCAGAGCATGAAGTATCCACCCTTGGTACGGGAAACACGACGCTATCAGTTATCCGAACAAACGATTTCCGCATCGGGTTTTTGACTCATAACAGCGGTCGGATGCTGCTGGCACTTACTCACCGAAACTATGCCGGAATGAGCGTCCGGCCGGAAACGGTCCACATCAACGCTTCTAATGTAAGGATGTGGATTTCCGATATAACCGAACTGGATACGCTGAGCAAGGAGTACGCATCAGGGAATACCGCTTATCCCTATATCCTGTTGGATGAACCGGACACGGAAGAAGTCTCCGTGGCCTCGGTGGAAAAACTGAACCGCGATACAGGCTTTGTTTGTTATGGCTTTAAAATCCATCTTACAAAGCCTTTGAACGGAAGTATCGATGCGGGATTCCCGGTGAAATGCACACTCTCCGTTTCCGGGGTGACCGTTGCCTCTGCTTCCTATGACAGCGAGGAGCAGGCGCTTGTTCTATATACGAGCGCCGATATTCGTAGAACTGTGGCTGTAACAATTACGATGCCGGAATACCGTTCACTCTGGTATTACAAGCTCGGCTCACAAAAATGGTTCCTGCCCGCGCTGAGTGCTGTCGCTACCGCAGAAACTATGGACTACTTCACTTATGAAAATGAGACTGCAGCCATATCCACGATTTCGGCGGAAGTTTGGATTGACGAGGCTGTTTTCACCGAGTGTTACCAGCCTACGCATACGGCTGTCATTGCGGTTGTGGCTTCGTCTGTAAGTCTGCAGCCTGTTTCAACATTACCGATTTAGGAGGTTTTCAAAATGAAGATACAAGAACGAGCTGTTCTTCACAACCGTTTTGATGTTAAGGTCGTCGATGCCGTAAACGGTAAAATCAAGCAGACAGCAGTCGGCTTCAACGTCATTACGAACTACTATTTTAACAGCAGGCTGACGGCTTCTCCTCTTAGTAAAACGACAGACCTGTTCAGATACATTGCAGTTGGCACCGGAACGGGAACACCTGCAGTTACGGATACCGCCCTTTTTTCGCATCTGACGCGTAAAGCCGTGACGACGCTGGAAACGGTTTATGAATATCCAACTTCGCACACAACAAAGCAGATCAAGCTGGAAGCGACAGATTGCAACGGCTCTACCATTACCGAGGTGGCTCTCGAAGGTTATTACAGTGGCACCTTTTCATCCTATTACTACATCATGTCCCACGCCATGCTGCAGGATTCTGAAGGGAACCAGATCGCCATCGCAAAGACTGATACAGATGTGGTGTATATAACCGCAACCTTCTACGCTACCTGCACTCCATCTGGCTTCGGCGTAAACGGGGTGTATCCCTCGGCTGAGAGCAATTATCTGTTCCGATGGCTGCTTACCGGCAGCACGGACGGGTATGTACGCTTTTCCCGCTTCCCGGTAGATTACTCATCGGATATGAGCGTGAAGTATAACGGCAGTAAAAGCTATTCTTTCAGCGGCGGTACCGGTAATACAACTACCTACCAGTACGATCTGCCTGTCACCACGTTCCTTGACAGCGAGTGCAACAACCGCATTGTCAAGCATCTCGGCGTCGCCGGGGTCGGTGCGTTCACCTTTCCGAACCATGACGTTTTTCCACCTTATGTGGTCGACCACCTCGTCATCGGCGAGGGTGACGGAGCTATCACTGAGTTCAGTATGAAGTGCCCGCTGATACAGTCTGGAACCGTCCGTATTTTTGTAAACAACACGGAAATGACCGAAGGCACGGACTACACAGTGGATTTGGAGAATAACTGCGGCGACTGGTATGAAAACTACCATACTGCGGCGTTGACCTGCAAAGAGGTCGGAGTGACGTTCGGAGACCTTGCGTCAAAAGCGCCATACTCAGGTCGTAATTATCGTGATCCCTTAGCTTGGTGGGATTGTTATGATGATACGATGTATCCTTCATCCTGCGTGGTAAGTGACGTAAACCCAATTAAAATAGACTTCGGTTCCGCAAGGGCCTGCAATACGTTGAAAATTGATATTCTGACCGTACCGACCGCAAGGCTAGATACCCTTAAAATACAATGCTCAGACAATGACAGCGATTGGACGGATGTATCAGGGCTTTCAAGGACAGGTCAGGTCTGGAAGTTTACAGAAACATCAGCAAGGTATTGGAAAGTATTCCTAAGCGGCGAAGGCAATGCCACTGTTGTTGTGACATCAAGCGGCATGACAGGTTCGCCGATCACCCTCTCCGTACCTGTGGTCTCATCGGATACGGCGAGCATAGTGGCGAGTAAGATAAAAACAGCCATTGAAGACAATGCGAATATTTCAGCTTTATATGATACGGCGGTCTCGGGTGCGGATGTGATCTTAACCGCTAAAACGCCGGTGGCTAATGTTTCAGGCTTGAATATCGCCCTTTCAAACGGGACTTGCTCTGGATTGACTACGGTTTCAACCTCGACCAATACGACTGCCGGAGTAGCCGCCGTAAAGCAACAGGAAAATATCTATGTGAGCGGAACCATAGGAACTGCAGGAAACGCAACAGTTGTCGTAACGGCTGCTGGAATGGTAAACTCCCCGATCACCCTTTTGGTGCCGGTTACAAGCGGAGACTCTTCAACAGTAGTTGCGACAAAGGTAAACGCAGCTCTCGCACAAAACTCCGATATTACCGACTTCTTTACAATCAGTCCAGATAACGGAAGATATGTACGACTGACCGCAAAAACAGCTGCGGATAATGATCCTACCCTGAACATCAGCATTGCAAATGATACTTGCACAGGACTCACCGCCATACCGACATCCGCCGTTGACGCCGCAGGCAATGCAGGAACAAAACAGGTAGAGACCTTAACTGTATCGGGCAGTGTCAGCTATAACTGGACATACAACTTATATTACCAGAGCTTCCCAACAAGGGATGGTCAGAGCTTCGGCTCGACTTTCTTTTTAGGCAAAACCGTGCCTGGGTTGAAGTTCACTACACCGCCTGCGGCAGGTGCGTCGATCACAGCCAGCTTTGCGCTTGAGTACCCGTTTAAGACCGCGAACAACTTGCTGCGCTTCACCTACTCAGTTCAGCTGCAAAGAGGGTGACGCCATGACGCTGACATTTGAATATACCCTTGATACCGGAGCAGGCTTGTATCCGCAGGTGATCCACACCTCGGACAACCTGCTCCGTTTCATATACCTCACCGCCGACGGTACCGTCGCGGGCAACACGGCGGACCCGGTTCTCGGTTTGTATGACAGCCTGACTTATACGGAAACCGGCAGGATTTCACCGGATGAAACGGTGTCGTATCCGAGCATCAAAAAAGTGGCGCATTACGGCGCATACGGGTTCTGGAGTGCTGAGGGCGACCACCGTTTTGTGATGTATATGCTGCCGACCGACATTACAAATTCGTTTATCGACGGTTCGGTGAAATTCAGCATCGGCAGTGAGGTGTCTCAGATGTCTTGCACCTTGCTCAACATCAAGGGCGCACTGCTCAACCGCTACCGTGCTTTCGTGACACCCGGCACCAAGATGGAATTGCACTTTTCCCTCGGCAGCAGCGGAGAAATCATGCTCGGCATCTTTTATATCGACCGCGCTTCGGTCTTGTATCCGGATGAAAAAGTATCGGTATCCGCCAGAAACGCAATTGGCAAACTGCTGAAGGAACAGACCTTCAACGAGGATAACACATTTGAAGAAACGACGCTTCAGCTGAACCTGCAGGAAATTCTTCGCCTCGCCGAGGTGGAGGATTTTTTTGTCGGCGACAGCTCAAAGGCATGGAAGCTGCGCTTTGAGCCGGATGTCGCCATACTGGACGGCATTAAGCGTGTCATCTCTCTGCTTGACGGCTGGAAGGTCGACGAAACAGCAAATGGCGTCATTGGTGTAGCAGCCGCTACAGATGCCCGTTTCGACCAACCCGCAGTTTATACTTTCGAACGCGACAAGACTTGTTGGAGCTACAGCGTGGAATATGACGATTCGGAGGCGGTTAGCAGAGTCTGTGTCACCTGCGCCGAGCCGGAAAACAAGGTCTATGCCGATGTTCCGCGCAGCAAGTGGTGGGCGCAGCCGTCTCATCGAACAACTTATGTTACAGCTGCAGACGGGGCAACGCTTGCCGAAATAACAGCTCTTGCAGAGGAGTTAGCGCAAGCCATCGCCATTTCAGGCAGGCAGGAAAGCTTCGTCGGCATCTTCACGCCACAGCTCACCATTGGCGACGAGGTTCGCATCATCAGCGGTGCAAAGACTGAAACCATCGGCACTGTCACAGATGTTACCCACAATTTCGGCAGAGGTGGTTTCTATACAGCATTCACCGTTGACAGTGGCGGACGGAAAGGCAAAGCACGTCTTTCGGATTTGATTGGAATAGCATCTGAAAAGCCAAATCTAAATGGCGTGACTATCTATTAGGAGGAAAACTAACATGAAAGAAATCTGGACTTGGACACAAACGGCATTCGCGGGCTTGGGTGCATTGCTCGGTTGGTATTTAGGCGGATTGGACGGCTTCCTTTATGCGCTCATCGCCTTCGTGGTCGTCGACTACATCACGGGCGTGCTTCGGGCAATTGTGGAGAAGAAACTGTCCAGCCGAATCGGAGCGCACGGAATCGCCAAAAAGGTCGCTATTTTTTTGGTAGTCGGTATCGGTCATCTCATCGATACCTATCTGCTCGGCGGTCAGGGTGCGCCGCTTCGCACAGCGGTTATCTTCTTTTACATCGCTAATGAGGGAATTTCTCTCGTTGAAAATGCCACGGCTATCGGCCTACCCGTACCTGAAAAGTTGAGAGATGTGCTGGCACAGCTTCATGGAAAGGATGAACAGAAATGAATCTACGAAAATTGATATTCACAAACAACGCCTGCTATAAGGCTGGCAGAACTATTACTGTCAAAGGCATTATTGTTCACTCCACTGGTGCGAACAATCCGAATCTAAAACGCTATGTGGGTCCGGACGATGGATTGCTTGGCAAGAATCAATATAACAACCACTGGAATCAAGACAAACCGGACGGTCGGCAGGTCTGCGTACATGGTTTCATCGGTAAGCTGGCTGATGGAAGCATCGCCACCTATCAGACGCTGCCGTGGAATCATAGAGGCTGGCATGCCGGAGGAGCAGCGAATGATACACATATTGGCTTTGAAATCTGCGAGGAC